AGATAAAGTTGGTTGTGTTTTATTTTATCTCCTTTTTCCCATTTACTCCATCCCTTAGTTGAAGTTTTAATATCAAATATAGTATATTCTTCACTTCGTTTATCATAGATAATTAAATCTATATAACCCATATACTTGATATTAGGACGTTCTTTAATAGGATTAGTTATTAAAGGAACCTCTATACCTTTTAATTCATGTTTACGAGATGAGAAATAATTTCTTCTACCACGTTTATGTTTTTTAAACCAATCTAATATTCCTACACCATCTGAATAAAATTCATTTAATAATTCTGGTGTAGCAAAATGTCCATGTTTTTTCTTGTATTTAGTATATTCTTCAATCATTTTTTCTTTAAAGAATAAATTTAAATTTAAATCATCAGCTTTTTTAGCTGATGTATCAAACATGGTTTGTAAATAATGTTGTAATGCCTCATGTATAGCAGTTCCAAAAACGAAATACATGTTGGGTTTTTCGTCCCTATGTCCTTTTACGTATTCTAAGTACCATTTATGGGGGCAAGATTTATAAGTAGAATATTGTGAAAAAGATACAACCTTATCTGTAGCGTAATTAATTTCCATATTCGGGAGGCATTTCAAGCCATCCTGTCATTATATATTTTTCTCCAGAAAAAGGGGTGTTTCCTCTATGAATATGAGTATAACCAGCTGGGAATATACAAACTGTTCCTTTTTCAGGTTTAATTCTTTTTAATTGGTATAAAAATTCTGTTTCTCCTCCTTCTTCTACATCATTTAAATATACACTATATGCACCTACTCTTCTCCAAAAATTTCCATCCATTCTATATTCACAATGGTAAGGAAAGAATCCTTCAGTTGGTAATGTTTTTTGTATCTGATAATGATTTATGTCTAAATTAGAAGGGAAAAACATAAAATGACTAGAATAGGCATTTAAAAATTTTTCAAGAAAAAGAATATTAAATTCATGAATTAATTGAGGATCTTCTAATTGGAGAAAATGGTCTTTTACATTATTTTTTAAATCTTCTTCACTCCTTCTCATTACCCTATGGATATTTGATTCAAAGTGGTCTATAACTGCATCACACCACTCATTACTCATACCGTTTTTGTAAATTCCTATATGTTGGTCATGAATATATTCCATTATTTTTCTTTCCATTTATTATTTTCAACTAATTGTGCTATTATTCCATAATTTGTTATATCTTGAAAAGTGTCTATAAGAGTTTCATTTTGCACTTTTCTACTAGTTAATATCATATTCTTCCATCTATTAATCTTATCAGATAATCTATACCATAACCCAGTCATAGCAAAATCTTTTTCTTCATCATTAACGAGTTGTGTACCTGCTGACACATTACCCATTCCATAATCAAGATGTTTTTTTGCGAATAATTCGAACTGTTCATCGATTATTTCTTTATATGATGTATAAATTAAGGGATATTCTTTTTTTAAAATATCTCTTGCAGTTAGTTTTGACTTAGTTTGGTTTATTTCTTTAAATTTTGTTACAGTATCACTCATAAGTATAATTTAATTAAAATATCCCAACCATCCACTCATTGTATAACGAACATTTTGAAGAGGAGTATTATCTCTTTGTAGATGGGTTAAACCAACAGGAAATAAACTAATGGATCCCTGAGTGGCTTTTATTCTATGGGATTGGTTTAAAAATTCTAATTCTCCTCCCTCTTCTATGTCATTTAAAAATAAAGTATAACCTAATACCAAATGAGATGAAGATGGGATACACCTTTCACAATAAAAATAGTGTTTTCCCTCTGTAGGGTTGATTTTTTGAATTTGGTGGTAAGGGTTTAGTTTTAATAAATGGAAATTTCTAATTTTATTTTTACCTAAATAATCAGGCATTATAAATTTAGAAAATGATGAAGAAAATTTTTCAATAATAGGGTTTTGGTAATTTATAGGTAAAAAAGTATCTTGAAGCTTTAATGTAGTTTTTACTGTATTAAAATTTCTACTTTCATGTAAAGAAGAATTTTCATTAAAAAATTTAATAATTTCTTCACAAAAATTACTATCAAATAAATTTTTATATGTAAGTATTAAATTATTTTTCATTAAAAATCATCCATCCTGTTACTATATATTTAACATTACTTAGTGGAGGATTTCCTCTATGAGTGTGGCTCCACGAAGCAGGAAAATAACACATCATACCTCTTTCAGGAGAAACCCTAAAATTTTGGTATAAAAATTCTGTTTCTCCTCCTTCTTCTACATCATTTAAATAAAAAGTATATACTCCAAATCTTTGGGCTGTAAAGGAAGCCCCCTGCTCACAATGAAAAGTATGGTAACCCCCACCAGGATTAGTTTTTTGAACTTTTAAAGAATGTATTCCAAAATTTTTAAAGCCGTGGTCATTTAAAATCTCATACTTATTTCTATATAATTTCCATGTTGGATTTATACAATTATCTACAAATTTGTGGCCTAATTCTCTATCAATTTCATTTATATCAATAGATAAATCTTTTTTATCAGCACTAGAAGAATATAAACGTTTTGATTTTAAAGTTGGGTCTTGTCTATTATAAGTTTTATCAATATTTTTTTCAAATCCTTCTATAATTTGATTACAAAACTCTTGTGAAGCAACGTTTTTAAATATACCTATCTGTTGATTAAAAATTGATTCCATTATCCTCTTAAATTATCTGATGAGGGAGTAAAATAATAATCTAAGGCTTTTAATTTATCATCGGCATCGACTAACATTGTAAGTGCTTCGTTTGCATTATTGTAAAAATCTTCAGTTGAGTGATCTCCAATACCAACTGCTTTATTTCCTAATAATTCTAAAGATAATAGTGCTTTATCTTTATCTGCTTGTGCAGATGATTTTAACATTTTGTATAAAGTTTTATCCATAATTTTTTTATATAAAGTTTACAAATCCATTTAATATAACTATATCTTTTGAATTAACAAATTCAAAATTGTGAGTATATTCTTCAGGAAAAATTAACAATGAGTTTTTTAAAACATTTTCAGTATGGTTTAAATTAATAAATTTGATTTTTCCAGGGTCTAAAAATAAAATATAATTAAAAATTCTATTAGTAATAAGAAGATTTTTAGTATCATATTCATTATAATTAAAAATATTATTTTTAATATTTTGAATATAAAATTCTTTTGCTAAATGAAAATCAAGTAATCTATCTTCACCTAATTTAATAATATAATCATTAATTTTAGAATTTAGTTTAAAAAGAAATTCATTAGTAATTGAAAGAGGATAAAAACATTGATAATTATCTTTTTTTTGTTTTTTAAAATGTTTTTTAATTTTAATATTTTCTTCTTCAAGAATAATATCAACATTATTAAATATAAAATTATCTTCTTTTATCATTTTAATAGTGTTTTAATTTGTTTATCATCGATACCTATACTTTGAAGTATACTTTGTGATAAATTTTTTCCTATTAAATGGTAATTATCTTTTATTTCTCTTTCACTTAATTCAAAGTGTTTAGCTAAAATAGTAATTAATTGAGTATTTAATATACTTTTTTTAGGTTTAATATATTTAAAAAATGTTTTTCTTTTTGGTATAAGTTGACAATAGTAATTATAAAGAGACTTTTTATTAAGTGAATATTTTTGAATTATATTAACAAAATCAATATAATCTTCTTTCATTGATATAAATCGATTAATCATATAAGAATTAAAAGAATCATGGTCTTTACTACTAAAAGAAGACCATGGTCTTTTATTATAACTAATTTCATTTAACCAATCAAAAATTGTCATTATTCTTTAACTCCAAATTCTTCTCTTAAATCTGTTGGAATAACATCTTCTAATATTTGACCTGTGTCTGGGTCATAAAATACTGAAATAGGTACAATAACGTCCTCGGCAGTACCTGCTACAAATTTAGAGGCTTTACGAAGTATAACTCCGGCTTTCCAAATATTCCCTCCTTTTTCAGTTAGAATAGGTTCTGTTTTTGATAAATCAACATTAATAGTGTTTACAGGCAGTGAAGCCGCATTTTCTGGGTAATTCATGTTAGAAAGGTTTAATTAATTTAGCGATACATCCCATAAAAGTAATTTCTTTATCAGGAGCCATAACTGATTGGTACTGTGATTCTGCTATAATAATAGTACCTAATACTGGGTTATGGAATGAATCTAGATTTTCAAATAAGGCTCTATATAATTCATTGTAGTCTCTTATATTTGAATCGGCTACAATTTGTCTAATTTGGTTAAATGCCTTAGCATCGTTTGATTTAATTAAATCAATAATTTGATCTGTGTATTGTTTTTGATTAACAATATCTTTATTTAATTGTAAGAATGTACCTGCAGGTTCAGACACTATACATGATTGTAATAAATTAAGTGTCTTTCTAATATCAGG